AAAATGTACTTTAATGAAATTATGGCAGGACGATATGACTCAGCACCAGACGCAACAGCATTTCCAAACGACTCGGCAGACCGCTATGAGGGTATGTTGGTTGTACGTAGTGAGCTTCGCTCTATGTGTAGTCATCATCATCAGCCCGTTACTGGTGTTGCTTACATTGGTATTATTGCGGCTCAAAAACTTATTGGATTATCTAAGTACACTCGTATTGCACAATGGTGTGCCCGCAGAGGAACGTTACAAGAAGAACTCTGCAACGATATTGCAAGAGAAATAGAAAAAGCCACAGGTGCAAAAGACCTAGGAGTTTATATCCAAGCAGTGCATGGTTGTTGCGAGAATCGTGGCATTATGGCACACTCTAGTCTAACACAAACAACTGTTCTCAAAGGTGCATTTAAAGATGACATGGGTACTAAGAAAGAATTCATGGACAATATTAAAATGCAACAGGAGTTTGCGCCACGATGAACGATGATAAATTACAACGTCTTTACAATAACTTTTTAGAATTTGCTGATCACATGTGTACGGAAAATAGTCCTATGGAAGTTGCGGCTATTATGATGACGCAAGCATTAACCATTTATAAAAGTGCTATGAGCGAAGATGAATACAATCAGATGGTTGATAGCATATCAGAAAGCAGAAGCAAAGTTAAAACTTTTAAAAGGCATTCGATACAATGAAATCACAAATTCCAGCAGAAGGTATAATGCAAACAAACGATTGGGGAGATAGTCGAGTCTATCGCGTTGCTTGTGGGTGTGGTGATGAAAATCATAATCATAATATTTGGATCGAAGCAGACCAACACGATATTATTGTTACTGTCTACACTACAGGTAAAACTAACTTTTGGTCAAAGACCCGATGGTATCATATTTGGACATTGTTAACTAAAGGCTATATTGATACCGAGTCAAGTGTACACCTAAATAAACAACAAGCTCTTAACTATGCAGAAACTCTAAAGAGTGCTATAACAGATGTTGAAGAATTTAGAGCAAAAGATAAAATCAATCGTGAAAATGGCAGGCGCATGACGATGATTGCACAAGAAGGAGATTGTGTATGACCACAGCAAAACAATTAACAGACGAACTTATCTATCGTATGAAAACTACAGACCTAAATAAGTTTGAAATTAAACGCGAAGTAGGCGAGAATTGGTTACCGCAAGGTACAGTACCATTTGATTTATACGCTAGTAAAGGCATTGCTACATTTACTGTATGGGCAGAATCAATTCAAGATGCAGAACATCAAGTAAGTCAGTTTTTAGAAAGAGACGAAGATGAGTAAAATTAAAATAGCGGAACTGTTTTACAGTATCCAAGGTGAAGGACGCTACATGGGCGTTCCGTCTGTGTTTCTACGCACATTCGGTTGTAACTTTAAATGTGCTGGTTTTGGCATGCCACGTGACACAATTAGTATTGAAGCAGATGATATTGCATACACTCATGCAAACATTGAGTCATTTCAAAAATATGAAGACTTGCCGTTAGTATCTACAGGTTGTGACAGCTATGCAAGTTGGCATCCTGCGTTTAAAGATTTGAGTCCAATGCTTACTAGTGAAGCAATCGCAGATCGTATTATGGAGATTCTTCCGCAAGATCATTGGAAGGACGAGCATCTAGTTATTACAGGTGGTGAGCCGTTGCTAGGTTGGCAACGTGCTTATCCAGATTTAATTAATAACACTAAGATGCGTGACTTAAAAGAAATTACGTTTGAAACAAATGGTACCCAGCGTCTTACTCCGGAGTTTAAGGGCTTCTTGGCTAAATGGAATAGTGTAGTAGGCAGAGAACTTACATTTAGTGTAAGTGCTAAACTTCCATGTAGTGGCGAGAAGTGGGAAGAAGCAATTCTGCCAGAAGTAGTTTGCGAATACGAAGAAGTTGGTACAGCATATTTGAAATTTGTTATTGCTACAGAACAAGACTTTGCTGATGCCGAATGTGCTATTGCGGCTTATCGTAAAGCAGGATTCAAAGGGCATGTTTATCTAATGCCAGTCGGCGGTGTTGAAAGTGTCTACGCAATGAATAATAAAAACGTAGCATTGTTGGCTATGAAAAACGGATTACGTTATAGTGACAGACTACAAGTACCATTGTTTAAAAATGAGTGGGGAACTTAATGAAACAATTTATTAGAAAACTGTTTGGTATTGATAAAATACTTGCAGAAAAAGAACAAGCACAATCAGAAACAGCCAAGGCCAAAGCAGACGAAATACAGGCTAAACTGACTCCAAAAGAACGTGCCACTGCTCGAGGCGAGTCGTGGGTTGCAGTTTTGGATACAAAAGTAAATCCAGATAATGTACGCAACGGGTTCTTTGAACTCGATTGGAATGATAATTTTATTACTGAATTAAAAAAAGCAGGCTACGGATTTGATAACGATCCAGAAGAAGAAATTGTGGATCGATGGTTCAGAGACTTGGCACGAAACATGTTAGCTGAAGAAGGTTTAGATTCTAATAGAAGTTCAGGTTATATTAATGTAACTAAACTTGGTGGCGGGAAAGCTGAAGTAGAATGAAAATACTTGAAAAAAACGAGTACATTGATCAATATAATTTCTCGTCTTTGATTACACAAGACGATATAATTCAACTAAAATCATTGTCTAAAGAAATTATCGACTCGGGAAACTATTTTCACAATAGTCCAAAGTTTCAAACTAAAGAAAATTTATTTTTTAGGCAAGATCCGGTCATGCTTAAAATGCGCCAAAGTTTTGTCTACTCCTGTTTTATGTTTTTAGGACGCGAAGTTCGTATTAAAAATATGATGAGTTGGGTTTTCATGACTAGTGTCAAAGATGCAGAAGATAGAGATAACATGTGGCACAATCATCATATTAGCGATAACGATGGCACTACGGATACATTAAGTGGAATTTGGTACGTGCATATACCTACTACATCGAATCCAGACATTACAGGCACCGAATTTGCAATGGACGGATCTCCAAATTTTCAAGATACATTCTTTTTGAAACCAAACAACTTGACTTGGAACATATATCCTAGTAAACTATGGCATAGGCCCGGAATCACTGATTCAGATGAATACCGGTTTGTTTTTGCTGCAGATATGGAATATTATAAATGACATACATTTTGGTTGATACAGCCAACACATTCTTTCGTGCTAGGCACGTAGTTCAAGGCAGTGCTGACATTAAGTTGGGCATGGCTTTTCATATTACTTTTAATAGTATTAAAAAAGCATGGAATGACTTTGAGGGGAAACATGTAGTGTTCTGTCTCGAAGGTCGCTCGTGGCGCAAAGACTTTTATAAGCCTTATAAAGCTAATAGGCAAGAAACTCGTGCAGCAATGACGCAACGTGAACAAGATGAAGATAAACTATTCTGGGAAGCCTTTGACGAATTTAAGAATTTTATTACAGAAAAAACTAATTGTACAGTATTACAACACCCGCAATTAGAAGCAGACGATTTGATTGCAGGCTTTATTCAAACGCATAAAGATGCAAATCATGTTATCATATCAACAGACAGCGACTTTTATCAATTAATTGCTCCAAATGTAAGTCAGTATAACGGTGTTCAAGAACATCATATTACACATACAGGAATCTTTGATGCAAAAGGTAAACGTGTTAAAGACAAGAAAACAGGCGAAGACAAAGTCGTCCCAAATCCAGAATGGCTCTTGTTTGAAAAATGTATGCGTGGTGATACCAGTGATAATGTCTTCTCAGCGTATCCAGGTGTACGTGTTAAAGGTACTAAAAACAAAGTTGGTCTTACTGAAGCGTTCGAAGATCGTAACAGCAAAGGATTTTCGTGGAACAATCTCATGCTGCAGAGATGGGTTGATCACAACGGACAAGAGCACCGTGTATTAGAAGACTATCAACGCAATGTTACACTAGTTGACTTAACTGCACAACCTGCAGACATTAGAGCACTTATTAACAAAACTATTGAAGTCGACTGTGTTTCAAAAGATGTTACACAGGTTGGTATTCGTATGCTTAAATTCTGCAATCAGTGGGATATGAAAAAGATTGCAGATAACATTCAGCAATATGCTGAACCATTTCAGGCAAAATATCAAGGAGAACAAAATGTCTAACGTTTATCTAATTAAACCTCTTGAAAAGAAAAGCATTGTATGGCATGTCGAAATGTTCCGAGAGAACAAAGACGGTACTATCAGTTGGTTTAACATGAGCGAAACCTATCGTTGGGGACAAGGATTTGTAGATGCAGAGTTGGATTGCAATCTGCCTTACGAAGGTGAACTAACCGCTCACGCACGGACTGATTGCGGCTGGGGTTCTGAACTTGAAGATAGTTGTGCTATTGACTGGTCTTTCAGCGATGACTTAACTGAAGAAGAACAAGAGAATATTAAAAAGTTCTACTATGATGGTGACCCCGATGATGAGAATGTTCCGGATATGGGCGGTGCGGCTTGGCTGTTTGATGGCACCCACAATTGGCAAGTTGAAGATGACTATCTTGAGATCATCGGCCCTTATCAAATTAGCTTATGTGACGAAGATGGCACAATTATCGAAGAGAATGTAACATTAAAACCCAGGCCTGATCCTAAAACTAGTTGGCCCTGGAGTGTAGATAATCCTAAACCTGACAATAAAGACGGAGAGGCAGATTAATGAAATGCGATACATGCGGTGAACAAATTAAGTTAGGGTGTGATTGGAGGCAGGGTCGTTGCCCGCACCAGCCACCTATGCTAACAGATTATCATTTTAGATATTATAATCTTTGGCAAACAATTAAAGGATGGTTTAAAAAATGACAGAGATACACGCAAAGCCAATTGTAGATGGCAAATTTTGGATTGTAGAAAAAGATGGCAATAAAATTGCCACGTTACATAAAAAAGAAAATAATAAGTTCGTACTGTCAAGTACTAACGGAGAAGTGATGTTTAATAAAAAAGATGATTTGATGAAAGAATTTGGTAAAGAATTTTTTCTAAAAAGTGAAAAAGTAAAAGTTACATCTACCGAACCAAGTGAATGCCACGGTTATCCAACATCATGTAAACCTTTTAATCCAATGTATGATGTTCAACGTAAACTTCCTCTATTTACAAAGTCAAATGCCAGCAAGAGTTTGTATTGTGCCGGTTACTACATTATTAAATTTGATAAAGGATGGGTTAAAAGTCACTGTCCTAAACTTATTACCATTGAACGCTACCCGTACAAAGGTCCGTTTAAAACAGAGTTTGAAATGAAACAGGTACTTGCAAATGCAAAATCAAATTAATTTAACGCCGTTTACACAATTTATACAACAAGTAAGAAGCGCAGAATCTAGTCAGGCCAAAGAAATTAAGTTATCTATACAACAATCTCGCTTATTGGCTCTTGCATTAGCAGAATGTATGGATAAACTTAATACTAACTACGAATCTATGTTTAACGAGCTTAAACGCAGTCAAGATACTGAAGTTATTAGTCTAAGTATGGACGGTGGTGGGTTCGAAGACAAGAAATAAGAGATAAATATATGCGTAGTTAATTAATTGGAATTACGCATCATGAGTCGACCTAAACCAAAAATACTGTTAGAATACACTAACAAAAAAACTTACAAAGCTGAACAAGTTTTAGAAGCTGAAGCCATCTGGGCTGTCTTTTATAAAGCTGAGCCTTTCAATTTGAAGAGTTTTAATAGCTTAACATCTTATCCAGGTCCTAAGTACAAAAAAGTATCGTTTAGTAATCCTGGTCACGCACACAATCTTGCTAAAAAATTAAACTTAACATTTGGTACTGAAGATTTCCAAGTTGTTAAATTAACACAAGGCACCATCGTGAAATGATTTCACGAAACTTATTAACAAAAATATTTTTACAACAATGGGGCAAAACCATTGACGAAACAAATGTTGATATGTATTCAAGAACATGGTGGCAATCAAACCGTGTTGGAAAAGATAACGCCTTTCGTCTAAGTGATAAAGGTTATGAATTTTTGGTTTCGGAATTGGAACTTAAAGAATACGAAATTCCATTTACTGAACCAATCGAACTAAGTCCCCAAACTATTATATTTTTGGAAAGGTATATTGACTGTCCATATTACCTTACAAACCAAAGTATTACAGTTTTTTCCGAAAAAAAATCATTTGAACTATATTTGTTTTCGGACGATATACGTAAATTTGGGCTTATTAAAGCCATGAATGAACGCCAAAAAGATCTAGACAGCTAAATTCCTAGTTGACACATTTCCTAAGTGGTGCTATAATACATACATAGCGCAACAGATTATCACTTGTAACACACTTTTTAAAGGAAATAAAATGGCAGAAATTCTTAGCCGCACCGTTGGACCTAATGGAGCGAAACGTTCATTGCGTAAAGCATTTAAAAATAAACGTCCAATTTTCCTCTGGGGTCCTCCCGGAATTGGTAAGTCAGATATTATCAAACAACTCGGTGACGAGCTAGAAGCTCATGTTATTGACGTTCGTCTTTCACTTTGGGAACCTACTGATATTAAAGGTATTCCATACTTTGACTCAAACACTAGCAAAATGGTTTGGGCTCCTCCTAGCGAATTGCCCGATGAAGCACTAGCTAGCCAATACAAAACTATTGTATTGTTCATGGATGAAATGAATAGTGCTGCTCCTAGCGTACAGGCGGCAGCTTATCAACTTATTTTGAATCGCCGTGTTGGCACTTACAAACTGCCAGACAACGTTGTAATGGTTGCGGCTGGTAACCGTGAAAGCGACAAAGGCGTTACTTATCGTATGCCTGCTCCGTTGGCTAACCGTTTTGTTCACTTGGAAATGGCTATCGATTGGGATGACTGGCAAGACTGGGCTGTAGAAAATCGCATCCATAAAGATGTAGTTGGTTTCCTAACTTTCTCTAAAAAGGACTTGTATGACTTCGATCCTAAATCCGCAAGCCGTGCGTTTGCTACTCCTCGTTCATGGTCATTTGTTAGCGAATTGCTTATTGACGATGACTGCGATGAGTCTACTCTTACTGACCTAACTTCGGGTGCTGTTGGCGAAGGTCTTGCTGTTAAGTTTATGGCACATCGTAAACATGCCAGCAAGATGCCTAACCCTAGCGATATTTTGAGCGGTAAAGTTAAGAAGATGGAATCTAAAGAAATTTCTGCACAATATTCTTTGGTTGTATCTCTGTGCTACGAGCTCAAAGATGCTTGTGATAAAAATGTCAAGAATTGGAACGGTCAAGTTAATAACTTCTTCCAATTTATGATGGATAATTTTGAAACCGAACTTGTTATTATGGGCACTAAACTTGCCCTAAGCACTTACAAGTTGCCGTTGGATCCAGACGAAATTGCATGTTTCGACGACTTCCATTCAAAATTTGGTAAGTATATTGCAGCAGCTACTGAGAAGCAATAAGTTGACAGGACCTTCGGGTCCTGTTATAATACATACATACTGAAATTTTAGGAGCAGAAATGGCACACGCCGATCCAATTATTGATAAAATTATTGTAGCACGAGTAGGCTTACTACTGCGTCATCCGTTTTTTGGCAACCTTGCTACACGCATGGGTATCAAAGAAGCAGATGATTGGCTTCCTACGGCCGCAACAGATGGTCGCAATATCTATTTTAACAGAGAATTTTTTACACCGTTAACTGTTAAACAAGTAGAATTCGTAATCGCACACGAAATTCTTCATGCTGTTTTTGATCACATGAGTCGTCGAGAAGGCCGTGATCCAAAAGTGTTTAACATTGCCTGCGACTATGCTGTGAACGGACAAATTGTTCGAGATCGTATTGGCGATTATAATTTGCCCGATATTAAAATCTTCCATGATCCTAAATATTATGGATGGTCGGCTGAACAAGTATACGATGAAATTTACGAAAAGTATGACGAAGAACAATTGGCCGCACTTGGGCAAATGTTGGACGAACACTTGGATTCAGACGGTGGTGGCAAGGACGGGCAACCTAAATACACTAAAGAACAACTAAAAGAAATTCGCGATGAAATGCGTGAAGCAGTAATGCAAGCCGC